AACAAAGGTGAAACATGGGTCTTGATAATGATGATATCAAAGCTCTAATAGCTATTCTACAAAAAGGACTTACTGATGGTGAAACATCAGAGTCTGGTCCCGTTAAGCGTACTACGAAGCCAAAGGTTACCAAGCCTAAAGTTAGAAAAACAACTAACAAATTTGAAAAAATGGCTGAATTTAATATGTGTAAAGAGGATGTGGAAATTGATAAAAAAATTAGAAAGCCACCGCCATCTGCTAGAAATAGACCGTTTGATCTTGTAAAAGTACGGTGTCGTATTTGTGGAAAAAAAGAAAAAGTTGCACCATCACTGGTTGAATCCCATGATAGATATAAGTGCAACAAGTGTTCAACAGGAGCAGGCTGATGATTTTGTGTGATCCCGCCGCAGAAAGAGCGGTATTGGCTGGCATATGTACATACGGCGAAAACGCTTATTTAGATGTGGCTGATATTGTACAAGAAACCTCTTTTACTATTGATAGCAATAGTATTATATTTAAGTGTGTAAAAACACTTTGCGAAAACCATCAGAATACTATTGATATAGCGTCAATATATTCTGTGTCTCAAGAGTTGGGCGTTTCTCATATTCTATCCAAGAAAGAAGAAACACAACATCTTAAGGCTATTATGGATTTTCCAGTTAGCCTTGATAATGTTCGCAAGTTTGCTGCTAAAATTCGTAAGCTAGAAATAGCTAGATTATTACGTAAACAGTTGGAAACAACTCAGGATAAAATTCTTGAGATCACAGGCAATGAACCAATAGCGTCAATTATTGGAATAGCAGAAGATAGTATTTTTAATTTTACGTCTCTGTTAAATGATGCTGATGACAAGCCCGTATCTATAGGATCCGACATAGAAGAATATGTCAAAAATCTTGAAGAAAATAAAACAGATCAAGTTGGTATTCCAACCGGCTTTCCTATCTATGATCAAGCCATAGGTGGCGGTTTGCGTAAAGGAACAATCAATGTTATTGGTGCTAGACCAAAAACCGGTAAAACCTTATTGTCAGATAATATGGGTTTCCATATTGCCAATAAATTAGGCTTGCCAGTACTCAATATGGATACAGAAATGAACAAGGAAGATCATATAAATAGAGTACTTGCTATGATGACAGAAATAGAAATTAATAGTATTGAAACCGGCAAGTTTGCGGAATCACCAGATAAAAAGAATAAAATTAATAATGCTGTCAAGTCTTTAAAGGACACAAAATTATTTTATAAAACTATCGCCGGTAAACCATTTGAAGATCAATTAGCAATTATGCGACGATGGTTAGTAAAAGAAGTAGGATTAAACGACGATGGTACAGCAAAAGATTGTGTAATATTTTACGACTATTTGAAACTCATGGATAGTGCTGGTATTAATCAAGATCTAAAAGAATATCAAGTTCTTGGATTTATGATGACCAGTTTACATAATTTTGCAGTTAGGTACAAGGTGCCTATTGTTGCTTTTATCCAATTAAATCGTGACGGTATCACAAAAGAAAGTACAGACTCGGCAAGCGGATCTGATAGAATTATTTGGTTATGTAGTAATTTTAGTATCTTCAAGCGTAAAAGCGATGAAGAAATTGCAGAAGATGGTCCAGATAATGGTAATAGAAAACTATTGCCTCTAGTAAGCCGCCACGGCGGAGGTCTTGATGATAACGACTATATTAACTGCAACATGAAGGGATGGTGCGCTAAAATCACAGAAGGTAAAACACATCTTGAAATTAAAAACAATTCTAAATCTGAGAGCGAGGGCTTCGTAATCGATGACGATGACAATGACCAAATCCCATTTGAATGATCAGGCTAAACTAAAAATAGTATGTGATGAGGTGTGTGATAACATCGAAACGTTACTAGATTCTTTTGGTTTAGACTATAAATTCAATAATAAGATGATCACAATGCCATGTCCAATTCATGGTGGAGATAATGTATCCGCTCTTAATCTATATCCAGAAGGAGATAGTTATAGAGGAAATTGGAAATGTAGAACACATAATTGCGAAAAGATCTTTAAAGGATCCGTTATAGGTTTTATCAGAGGAGTCATATCTAATCAAAAATATAATTGGAAGGAATCTGGCGATGAAACATGCTCCTTCAAAGAAGCTGTAGAATATGCTACATCTTTTATTAACAAAGACCTAAGTAGTATTAAAATTAGTCGAAAAGAAAGAGAAAAGAAACAGTTTACTGCTGTGGTAGGTTATCTTAATAAAGATCAAACCACATCATTATCCAAAGTCACTAGACAACAAATCATTAAGTCTTTGAATATTCCAGCACAATATTATTTGGATCGTAAATATTCTAAAGATATTTTGATGAAATATGATGTTGGTATGTGCGAAAAAGAAGGTAAAGAAATGTACAACAGAATAGTTGTGCCTATTTATGATAATGACCATAAATATATGGTAGGTTGTACTGGTCGTAGTATTTATGAAAAATGTCCATCATGCAAAGGTTTTCACAATCCGTCTCATAGTTGTCCAAATAAGGATGATGTGTGGAAATTTTCAAAATGGAAGCATAATGCTGATTTTAAAAGCCAAAACCATCTTTACAACTTCTGGTTTGCTAAAGAACATATACTAAAATCAGGAATTGCTATTATAGTTGAAAGTCCTGGTAATGTATGGAGACTAGAAGAAAATGGTATACATAATAGCGTAGCAATGTTCGGATCTTCTCTTAGCGACAGACAGAAAATTTTATTGGATTCTTCTGGCGCTATGAGTCTTATCGTTCTAACAGATAATGATGAGGCTGGACGTAAAGCAGCAGATCAAATTAAGCATAAGTGCCAAAATACTTATCGTATATTTATACCACCAATTAGTGCATCAGACGTTGGAGAGATGACATCAGAACAAATTAATAATGAAATTAAAACCTACTTAGAAAGTATTGTATGACAAAAATCTTAGCATTTTCTGGCAGAAAACAATCTGGAAAAAGTACTTCCGGGGAATTTGTAGAAAACTTTATTAAGCAAAATTTCCTACCAATTTCTTGCAAGCTATATAGTTTTGCTGATCCATTAAAGCAAGATATCTGTATGAATCTGCTAGGATTAACATACGAGCAATGTTATGGTACAGATGACGACAAGAATACATTGACACATATACGTTGGTCTGATATGCCAATAGAGATTCAGCAAAGACACCATAATGACACGGTGGTTAATGACTACTTAACATCAAGACAGGTTATGGAGGTCGTTGGCACAGAAATCTTTCGTAAAATGTATGGTAATATTTGGGTGGACGCTACTATATCGAAAATATACAGAGAGGAATATGATTTAGCTATCATTTTAGATAATCGCTTTCCTAATGAGGTAAATAGCGTATTAGATAATAATGGAATAGTTATCAGACTAACCAAAGACATATTCAACTCAAACTCTGAACCAGAACGAGCATTAGATCCAGATAATTATGATTGGAGTAAATTTACTCTGGTATTAGATAACTCTAATATGACGCTCGAACAAAAAAACAACGCAATTCTTACTTTTCTTCAAAATCAAGGAATACTACCATTATAAATGATGTGTCTATAATATCTTTGGTGTATATCATATAGAACACAAAAGGATTGTTTATGCAAAAACTCTATGATATATCTAAAGAATATTTAGAAGAACATTATATAAAACAGCAAAAAAGCGCACAACAAATTTGCAACGAACTAAATATTAAATCCAAAACCGTTATCTTAAGACTCCTTAAAAAATATAATATTCCTTCCAATAGTCAATTCGGCAAACCCAACAAAAACACTAAAAAATTTGGAGATATTCATCAGTCTTATATTTGTACTTTACGACTCAGAGCAAAAAATAAAAAAATTGACTTTAATTTAGATGGGGACTATTTATGGAAATTATTTTTAAAACAAAAACGTAAATGCGCATTGTCTGGTTTATTATTAGTATTCCCAAAAGCGTGGGGAATTAAATCAAAAACCAATATCACAGCATCTTTAGACAGAATTGACTCTAAACTTGGCTATGTTAAAGGTAATGTTCAATGGGTACACAAAACAATTAACACAATGAAAATGAACATGAGCGATAATGAATTTATTTACTTTTGTAAAAAGGTTGCTGACTATTCATGATTATAACCTATCTAAGGAGTTCAAGTTATGGAACTCATTCTTTTTGTCCAATGCAATATTTTATTGAATATAATTTGGGCATTAGATCTCCCTCAAATAAAAAAGCCGATAAAGGCACTATTTGTCATAAGGTATTAGAAATTTTAGCTCATATTAAATTATGCACCCAGAATAATCAAAGTATTTATATTGACGATATTATTGGCGATGTTGATATAAATAAGTATAATTTGACCCATATCATCGAGCAGGTTTACAAATACTATACTGCTCAGTTTAAACACCACGAATGGACGGCCAAAGACTATAAAGACTGCCTCCTATGGGTAAATAAAGCAATCACAGACCACAATGGTAACTTTGATCCACGCAACAGAGACATACTACAACCAGAACAACATTTTGATATCGTGATCAATAAGCCTTGGGCTTATTATAAATATAAAACTAAAACTGAAGATTTAGAAGGTCATTTAGCCATAAAAGGAACAATTGATCTTATTACTAAAGTAAATGATGATACAATAGAAATTATAGACTGGAAAACTGGTCGTAGATTAGATTGGGCAACCGGAGAGGAAAAAACTCTCGCCAAGTTGCAAAATGATCCACAATTAAGAATTTATCATTATGCTGTTAGCGCATTGTATCCAAATATATCACATATAATTTTTACAATCAATTTTATAAATGATGGTGGGGCTTTCAGTGTTTGTTATGACAAATCGGATTTGCCTAAAACAGAAGATATGATTAGGCAAAAGTTCGAAACCATAAAAAGCACCAAAGTTCCTCAGTTGAATAAAAGCTGGAAGTGCAATAAGCTATGTCATTTTGGAAAAACAACTTTTGAAAATACCCATGTTCTGCCGATACTAGAATATAGAGATGGACAATTATGTAAAGTTGATACGCATATGACCAAGTGTGAACAGCTTAAGCACGATATCGAACTAAAAGGTATGGATGTGGTGGTTGACGAATACACTTTTCCAGGTTATAGTATTGGTGCCTACAAGGCCCCAGGATCTGCTGAATAGAATTGATAGTTC